TACAGCACGAATCTGAATACGAACGTTAGGTCTTAGCCGGCCGTCATTGTATGGATCTACAGCCGACCCGCGTAGCTGAATAGTTGCTGTGCCAATCTCAGGCCGGGAGAGTACGCCATCAAGTAAGTTGTAGCCCGATTGAGTATCGACTCGGTAAACATCGCAAGCGAAGTCGTGCCAGGTGTATGTTCCACCGGTGCCCCAAACATCGGTACCGCCCCAACGTGAAACGCCCCAAGTGAAGATGCCAGCATCGTAACCTTCGATATATACCTTGATGTCTCTAGCGATAGAGAATTGATTATTTGTCATTTGAGCGGTGGTATTCCAGATAGTCGGCGGACTCGGTTGATCTCATCTATAAGTTCTTGACCGCGTATCTTTTCGCCATAGATGTTGATTGCATAGGCTGGCAACTGTGAGGCCTTAGTGAACTTGGTGTCTTTTGCGACGTTCTGGATTGCTCTAGGGCCAAAAACATTTCTGGGAGTTATTTCACCCAGACGGCCAAACACTTCTGCACTTCGCACAATCTCTAACAACACATCGCTGATAAGAACTAAACCGTGTAGCAGGATTTCGAGACCGCTCATAGTAGTCCCGAGTTTGCCTTTATCGGTAAACGCCTTCCACATTAGACCCACGTTTTGGGTTACTAAATAGATTGCATCTTTTAACTGTATAAATGCTTTACCTTCAGCTGTTTTTGGGTCTTGAATCTTTTTGAATAAATCAGCAATCTTTTTAGCAGCCGGTTCCAGATAGGGCAAAAATACGCCGCCTATCTCTTCTTGAATGTCTGACATGCCAGCCTTGAGTTTCTCAAACGGGTCTGCCTGGATCGTGGCTAAGTCTTTATATTTATTGGCCAAGTCTCCGAGTTGATCCTTAGAGTTCTTGAGTTCTGGCGCCAACTTATTGAGTGATAACTTATTACCGTTATATGCCTTGCTAATAGCATCGACAACAGTTGCCAGTGGTTTACCAGTACCCTTAGAGACGTCGAGTGCAACCTTGAGCAACTTCTGGGCTTTAGTGACCGAGCCAGTACCACGGGCAAGTTTGGCAAGAGCCGGGCGCAAGTTGTCATCGAGGACACCTGTCTGGCCTTGCATAGTGGTGATAAACCGCTCTGAACGTTTTATCTGTTCATCAGTTGCTTTGGCACCGAGTTGTAGCTGAGTGGCCAAAAGTTTCTGTGCCCGGTCATCTTCATAGGCGGCTTTAGCAGAATCGGTCAGCCCTCTAGTGAGTGCTGCCAAACTTAGACCAATACCGATAGCGCTGAATGCCCGATTTATTTTTCTGGAGTGGTCCTTGGCCGAGCGAGAAAACTTGTCGAGTTTACCCTCAGCGCCCTTAGTTGCCTGAGTAAGTTTTTTGAACTCTCCCAGAATCTCAACATTTAGAACTAGCGAACCCATTTACTCCTCATTCCAAACATCTATAAAAGCGTTGTATTCATACTGTGTTAGTGACCGATAGACCGCTGGTGATAAGCCAGTGGCTTTGCAGAACTCAGCAAGACGCCGAGCCTGTTTCTCTATCAGATCTCTTTTGGGTCGTCACCGGTCACAAACTCAATCGCATCGGTCAATCGCCTGGCGCCGAGTTCCTCCATGGTGATGTTGGAGTTAGTACGACGCTCAATTAAAAACATCATTACTCGGAGCGACTTTGCTTTGGGTTTACCCGCGCTCATGAACTCCGAAATGTCTGAACCCGTCATGAGTTCAAACTCTTCAGCTTCGGCCAGTGTGAGATTACCGATATCGAATGTAGCCATGATTACCTAACTTCCATTTTTTGTTTATTGATTGCTTGCTCTGTGGCTTGCTCTAGCTTGTCGAAGTAGTTCTTGAGAACTTCCTCACGCTTATAACCTAACGCGCGAACGAAAAATGGCTGCGGTCTAATGTTTTTAGCTTTGCCGGTCTTAGCCGAAATAGCCCATCCCCAGTGAATCGGATTACCATACGGAACCCTTGCACCGCCGGCACGAACTACAGCCCCGGTCATGAGACTAGCCACGCGAATAGAGTTGCGAAGCGCACCGGTTCTAGTTGGCGCTAGTGTTCTTGCTTCGATGGCTACAATCTCGGCGCTTGATTTTGAAGCGTCTTTCAGGGCTTGGTCCGGTACACCGATTTGACGCATGGCCTTGACGGTTGAACGCAAGCCCTGAACTTTGACGCCGCTTTGTTGCATGTTAGGAAACGACTTTGGTGACTCCCCAGAATACTGCCGGGGTAGAAGTCGGAGTGTTTACGGTGTTCTTGACGGTTAGAGTAACCGCGAACTTGACAATCTCACCAGCGTTTAGATCTAGTGGTGGTAGGTCATCGATAGTCACGGTGCCGGTGTAGTGTGGCAGGCTGGCGGTAGCAACAGCGTTGCCGGCCGGTGCAATCTTGAACGCAACGTCGGTGGTGTAGCTCGAAAATAGAACTTGGTAGAGGCTGGTGGTGTCTCCTGAGACAATACCTTCCAGCGTTAGTTTCCATTCCTTGCCGACCGAGACCTCGCAGAACGTACGAACATCGCCTGGCGCATCGTTTAATTCGAGAGCGACGCGAGTAGCATCGCAGGCGTATGAGGTAGCGCCGATAGTAAAGATAATGTTCTTAGCGCTGATACGAGTTGAAGCTGCCATTTTTTACTCCTAAAGTGTGATTGATAATTGAATGTTTGCGTTGACGGCCAGATACTCAGCTGCACCGGTCGCCAGTGTGTAAGGACTATCCACGCTTGATAGCGCTACATAGTGCAGGTTTTCAATAGCGTTTAGGAATGAGCAGATGAGTGCGTCTAGTTCCTCGGTGGAATCTGCGTTCATAGAAGTCTAAGCGACCAATACAACTTGCAGATTTAAGTAATACTCGGTTCCCAAACTCATTGGAGTAAGTAGAGGTGAACCAGCATTGATAATAACGACCGGTGGAGTAACCCGGTCCGGGATGAAGGCTTGAACATCTAACCCAGTGGCAATAAGCGCGGTGGCTAGTTGCTGTTTCGCTAGTGTGATGTCGTTCGTCGTCATATTCCGATGCCTACGAACGGCAACAACAACGGATAAACCGAAGTCATTGGATCACGTGCCACGCGTACCGCCTGCCCACCGAAATCGGCGAACTGAGCAATACCGTTTGGCGCGCTGCGACGGTGGAACAACTCAGACGAAACAGTAAGAACAGCCTGGTCACTAATAGTGGTCGGAACCGATTTAGTTCCAACGTAATTTGCGACAAGGACTTTACCAGTAGCCAGGCAACCCTCAATGAAGTCGCCTGTTTCCTTAGTACCTACGTATGCCTGAAGTTGCGCCACCGTCACTGCCATTATTAGCTCGCGACTACTGCGATGATGCCGGCCGGGATTTCTGGCGCGGTAGCAACGTATGAGTACACGCTGAAGTCCTTCGACAGGTTGATGATGTTCTCATCCTGTAGACGAACAACCGGTGACGAGTACATCCGAATTGCAGCCGAGTTCACGAATGCAGTTTTGCCTGACAAGTCTGGATCCAAAATAACCGGGATGTTAGCGAACTGTCCACCAAGAGTCGGGATGTTCAGAGTACCGATGTTGTTTACACCCTGACCAGATACCAAGAACACTGGGCGACCATCTGCACCGACAAGGGCCATAAGAGCCTTGAAGTTAGCAGTGTCCACGATAAGTGCATCGAGGCTTAGACCCTCAGCAGCCAACTTAACCGAAGCATCGATAGCAGCTGCGGTCCAAGTTGCATAGGTAGGGGTAGCACCGATAATAACCTTACGGCCGGCAGTCACCGAAGCGGCTACAGCAGTTCCGTAGATTGAACGCATCTCAGTGTTCATAGCCTTACCAACCTGGATAGCCTGAGCGCGTAGCGTGTGGTCAAGAACGTTCACGGATGAGCGCTCGATTTCCTGACGCGATAGACGCACGTAACCACCAAAAGTCTTGACGATGGCGGTAGCGGTTGTGATAACAATCTTGCCGAGAGTGAGGTCGTCACCTTCTGCAGATTGCTGAGCGACCGGAACAGTGTTGCTGCTCAGTACGCCGTACTCGATGTAGTTTCCCTCAGCTGGTAGAACACCGGTTGAGAAAACGGAACGTAGTACTGCTACCTGGTCCACAATGCGGGTTAGGTCTCCGACCCAGCCGTTTTTCATGTAAGTGTCTGCAGTGGTTGAACCAATGTAAGCACGGATTGCAGTGTCGTCACCAGAGGCAATAGCCTTTAGCGCTTCACCGGCCGAGCGGTGTTCTGGTGCTGATGGTGCAAGTTCAAGCTCAGTACGCGCTTCGACAACTCTGCGAAGTTCCGCGACCTCATCCTGGACTGCACGTACGTCTAATTCGACGTTTGCTTCCATTTGTGTCTCCTTGATATCGGTTTCGGAGTTGTCCGAGCGGACTTCCGTTATTGTTGCACCCGTGTAGGCCGGGAACGCCACTACTGACACTTCCCTTAGATCTACCAGAGTTCTTGTTACAGTGTCGCCGTTTCTCTCCTGTTCGAGAGGTACGAAACCTACTGAAAACTTATTTAGTACACCGTCACGCATGAGAGCAAGAGTCTCGTCTGCGCGCTGTACGCCCTCGGTGAGTGTGGCTGTAATCTCATAGCCAGCATCGGTCTCACGGCCGAGAGTCACTTTACCGATTGGTTCCGTGTGGTTATAGAAAAGTTTGACGTCTGTCACGTCTGCGATGGCGCCTGGCGCGAAACGTTCTTTATAGACGCCGCCGATGTTTGCATCCTGCGCATAGGGAACGGCCAGACCGGTCACTGAGCGTTCCAGTGGCGCATCTGACGCTAGACGCATGTCAAAAGTTCTTAGTTCCATGTCAGCCATTTAGACCTTCTTTCGCTTGAACGATGGCCGGGGTAAGCCAGCCGCCGTCTACTCCGACTTTGTAATAGTTGTATCTGGCAGAAATGTCCGACTTGAATAGATCCTCGAACTCAAACTGTGTGCGAGTGCCA